ACATTGCATTTACGGCTGATAACTTTAAGGCAATTCTTGATCTGTTTAAAAAAGCACTGATCGAGAATGCCCGGGGTTACGATGCCAAAGATGACCGCATGAGCAGTAACCCGAACCAGTTGAACATTCAAAGTATGTATTCCGATATTGATCTGGATGCTGACGATATGGAAACCGAATACCAGGCAGCCATTGAAGAACTGGCCTTTTTTATTGACACTCACATTTACAACACAACCGGTAAAGATTACGCAGATGTTGATTTTGAGATCACTTTCAACCGGAACGTTTTAATTAACACCGCTGAACTGATCGATAATTGCCAGAAATCGTCGGGCCTTGTCAGTAAAGAAACGATCCTTGCCAAACACCCATTTGTAGACGACGTTGTTGAAGAACTCGACCGATTGAAAAAAGAAACAGCACAGATGGTTGACTCTTACGGGCCCTTCCCCCTGGAACAGCAAAGCGACCCGGTGATTGACGATGAAACAATCTGATTACTGGAAGAACCGGTTCACCCAGCTGGAAGATGCGCAGAACAGCAAAGCCCTTGATTATTATTCCACTCTGGAAGATGAATTCAGCAGAGCGGCCCGCAATGTAGATAAGGAACTGGCCGCCTGGTATACCCGGTTTGCTAAGAACGAGAATATTTCATATGAAGAAGCGAAACAGGTTTTGACAAAAGGCGAACTGAGCGCTTTTAAAATGTCCGTTGAGGATTACATCAAAAAGGGCAAAACGCTCCCCTATTCCGACCAATGGGCAAAAGAGCTGGAACGGGCATCAGCTAAGTTCCATGTCACCCGGCTGGAAGCCATTCAATTACAGATGCAACAGCAGATTGAGGTCATGTATGGCTATGAGTTGGATACTTTTGATAAATTCATTGCCAATCAATACAAGGCCGGGTATTACAAAACCATGTTTGAGTTTCAGAAAGGCTTTGGCGTTGGTTTTGACGTCATGAAGCTGGATGATAATAAGATCGCTAAGTTAATTGCAAAACCTTGGGCACCTGACGGCCAGAACTTTTCGTCCAGGATCTGGCGCGACAAGAATAAACTCATGGCAGAGATGCCCTCCATTCTCACCCAGGCGACGATCAGGGGCGATGGATACGCAAAGACGACCAAACTATTGGCGGACCGGTTCAACGTCTCAAAATCGCAGGCTAAGAATCTGGTTATTACGGAGTCAGCTTTTTTCTCAAGTGCTTCCCAGACCGATTGTTTTAATGATTTAGGTGTTAAGCAGTATGAGATTGTGGCCACCTTAGATTCTAAGACGAGTTCAATTTGCCGGATGATGGACGGTAAAGTGTTCGACATGAAAGACCGTAAGCCTGGCGTCACCTGTTCGCCTTTTCACGGTCGTTGCAGGACCACGTCAGCGCCTTATTTTAACGATGAATTTGAACTGAACACCAAACGGGCCGCCAGAGATCCAGTCACCGGAAAGACTTATCAGGTCCCGGCAGATATGAAATACCCTGCCTGGGAGAAAAGTTTTGTAAATGGTGGTAGCAAAGATGGTTTAGATGTCTTGAATGGTGGTATAATTAAAAAAACAGAACTGAGTAAAGCAGCGAAAGAAATAGCAGATGACTGCGATGCAAATAGCGTTGAATACAAACAGGTTGAAAGACTTAATGGCGAATTAATGCCAGATGAAATTATTTTTAAACTTGCTGGCGGCGATACAACGAAAGGTTCTTGCTCATCGTTGGCATTTGCTTACGCTGGAAATAAAAGCGGAATAGATGTTGTTGATTTTAGGGGCGGCAGTAGCCGGGATGCGTTCGCTAAAATGAAAAACATAAAAAAGATGTTGGAAATTCCTGGAATCAAAGGAAGTATCACAAAAGCAAAAAGAGAAATCAAAGAAACGGCCGCACTGCTAAAAACTCTTGAATTAAACAAAGAATATTATCTTGCGGTGGGAAAACACGCTGCGATCGTAAGAAGACTTGAGAGTGGTGTCGAATACTTAGAGTTACAGTCGAAAAATCAAAACGGCTGGATTCCGTTTAAAAATAAAAGGTACGGGACAGTTGAAAATACTTTAGGTAAAAGATTCGGGTGCAGAAAAACGGTGGATAAATCTTATGGTCTGGTTTGGGAGAAAGACATTGTGTTAATGGATGTCGATTCTTTTAGCGGCAATTCAGATGTTGAATATTTACTGGGGTACATAAACACCGCGATTGACAGTCAAAAGAAAGGAGTCGGGGGCGATGTCAAATAGATGGTATAAAAATAATACAACTGATAAAATTTGGTGGCAAGAAGTGCCTGATGAAACCGGGCTGTGGTTATTTTCATTTGATAAAAAAACAATCTTTAACATGTTTGAGGATTACCCATACAACTTAACAGAAGAACAAAAAATGATGTTTGATAAAGAAAATCCTGAATGGAAAGAGTTTTTTCAGGATAGGCAATAATTGAGTTTAATAATTAAACCACCGATTGTAAAAGATCTGGTGGTTTTTTAATGCCCGGAATTCGAAAGGAGTCAACTATGAGCGAAAAAAGAATCGTCGTTCTAAAGGACGAAACGCCAGAGGAAGAATTTGCAAGAAAACATCCGTTTTTGCGGACATTTTTGGTACTCTTAATTAATTTGACAACTCAAACGATCATAATCCTTATTTTATTCAGGCTGGTGATTTGGTGGGGTTGGATATGACCAACGACTGCATCCACTCAATGTGCCAGCATAATAGGAATGGCGCTTGCCTTGACCCAGCACTAAAAGATCCCTACAAACAAACCGGCTGCCTGTTATATGTTGGGGTTAATTATTCAGATTATCCCAAAGATGACCGGTGTAAGTTTTGCATAGATCGGTGGGGTTGTAAATATAAAGAGAATGGTATTTGCCAGAGAGAAGGCGAAGCGAAATGGTAGTTGGAAAAGATGTTTCAATCAGTGTTGTCTTGCCCAATGAAAATTTATCCCTTATTGGAAAAGCAGAAACTATTAAAGTAACAACAGAGGATGATTTGTTGTCACTAGGAGGGCACTGGGAAAAGTTTCGCGAAGCAAGAAGCGGTGGCAATTACTATCCTTCGCATTGGGCGAATTGGGGCGAAAGGCTCGCGATACATTGACCGGTGTTTTTTTATTGTCCAAAATCTTTAGTAAAGGAAGTGGTCAATATCTCCCTCTGAGCCGGGGTTACGGCTCCGCTGCCCTTTTATACGTTGCAGGGCATAAAGAACAACCGAATCCAGCTGGCAGCGACCAGCATAAAAAGCTATGGAGGATAAACGATGGAATGGTTAAAGAAATTATTAGAAGCAGCAAAGATCAATGACGGTGTTCTTGATATAGATGGATTAATGGCCCAGGTTAACGCAGAGTTCCCGAAACAGGCAGTGCCAAAGGAAACCTTTAATGCTGTCAGCAACGATCTGAAACAGGCTAAAAAAGACATCGCAACCAGAGACACCCAGCTGCAAGAGTTAAAAGATTCTGCCGGTGATATTGAAACCCTGAAGACAACCATCGAAACGATGGCACAGGAAAACATTGACGCAGAAACCAAATACCAGGAAGAAATCAAACAGATCAAACTGAATAATGCGATTGAAAAAGCGTTATTCGGGGCGAAAGCAAAGAACCTCAGAGCGGTCAAAGCCTTGTTGGATATGGAAAAGGTCGAGCTTGACGGGGATAACCTCAAAGGACTTGACGACCAGATCGCAGCATTGACGACCGGCGAGGATTCCAAGTTTTTGTTTGATGCTGTAGAAGACCCGAAGCCCACTTTCAAAGGGATTAACCCCGCTGATGGTGGAGACGGACCGCCTAAGAACTTAGGCAACCCGACAAACCCCTCCTATGAGGAATTGTGTGCCATTTTACCAAAAGAATAAAAAATTAAAAGGAGATTTAACTTATGCCAAAATTTGATTCTAAATCATTCAACCCCCAAGCATTTGGGAAGTATGTTGAAAAAGTCCCCAATCTGAAAAGAAACGAGCTGCTGAAATCCAGAGCATTGACACCCAATGCTGAGATCAGAGCTTTATTTAATTCCCAAACAACCACCGCTTACGGGATTATCCCCATGTTTGGCAACCTCGGCGGTGAGGCCCTGAACTATGACGGCCAGACCGACATTACGTCAACCGGCACCGCCACTTTTGAGCGTGGCGTTGTTGTCTTTGGTCGGGCTAAAGCCTGGACTGAAAAAGACTTTTCCGAAGATATCACCGGCGGCGTGAAGTTCATGTCCAATGTCGGGAATCAGGTAGCCGGTTACTGGGAAGAAGTGGATCAGGAAGTTCTGCTTTCCATGATCAAAGGTATTTATGCCACGACTGATCCCGGGAGTGCTGTTTTCTCAACCAACCACACCTACGAAATCGCAACAGCTGTTGGGGCTTCTACCCTAAACTCAGCGATCCAGAAAGCTTGTGGCCAGAACAAAGATAAGTTCCAGATCGTCCTGAT